GCCGTTGCCAAAAGGGACCCTGGGGGCCCTTCCGGTTCCTTGTGCCTGGACTTTATCGGCAGTTGAACGCCTGCCATTAGGCTTGCGTTTCACGATCTTCCGCTTAACACGCTTTGCGATCGCCATATGTACAGCTGCTGCGCAGCAATGCAACACTAGCAGTTGCGCTAAAGAACCGCAAACGCGGACTGAAGTTGCCACACTAACAGTGGCGCTATCTCCCAACTAATGGGTGCCCACCCGCAACCCCGGGACTTCGGGAAGGAATGTACCTTGCGGGTTCCTAATCGAGGAACGGGAGGAACGCGGGTTTAACGCCCGCTATCGGCCAACCCATCTCCTCACAAACATCGCCGAGGACCCTAAGTTCCTCAGGGCTGTGCCTCACACAGAACATCAACCCAGCGACCTGGTCGGCCGTCACCGCGTCAGCCATGGCTAGTCGGGCGCACGCCTTGCCCAGATTCAAGAACCTGGCGGACCAAGTGCCATCCATCTCCCGCTTCATGCGATGAGAGGTGAACTCTAATCCAACGCTCGAATCATAGACGTTAACCTGCTTCTCGACCGGCCCATAGGCCGCAAGAGCAGTGGCGTGGTCGAAACCATGTTCGCGGGCGCCGGCCCCATCATCCCCAGCCACCACACAATGCCTAACATTCACAAAGGCATACAAAAGTGCCCGTATGAACGAATTCTGGGCGGTGGTGGAAAGGATTCCGCTGGCGGTGATGCCTGGCTTGAGGACCTCCCAAAGGCTGCCACCGATCAGGACGACGTGAGCGCTGTTTGCTGCGGCTTCGCACAGCGTCAAGAGCTCAAACACCGCCTTGCCGCGGCCCTCGTATAGCAGGATGCGCCTATGCGCATCTGCATACAAGGAGTCGCGGTTGACGGACATGTCCCAACCAGATGCGTCCGAGTCAAACACCTCAAGGCCCGTGTCTACAAGGCGCTGAAACTCGGCACAGAGCCGGGAGATACCCTGGTCGTGGTGTCCAAGTCCTGCAGCCTGCTGGTGGCCGCCCTCGACAGGACCTCCTTGATACTGTTCAATATCAAGTTTGTCTTGCCGGCGGCAAGTGATGCTGGCGGTGCACACATCCACCAAAGACGCGCCCCAGATAAGACGCCACCGTCCTTCGGCGACCTTCTTGCTATCATGGGGCTCGTTCTTGATGAACAGCGTTCTTGGGTCCGCAAGTCCGGCCTCTACCAGTTGTGAAGGCGTCATTTTCGCCATCACTCGAGGCCCGACTGCCGCACGCAACAACAACCGACACCGGGTGAGGTACGAGGCCAAGGACAGCCCCTCGGCGTCCTGCCACGACCTCTTCGTCCCCGGCCTAAAATGCTGCGACCACCCAGCGGACTTGTCCCCATCAAGGCCGAGGACGAACCTCGTAACCTTCCTGTGGACGTCCGCAAACGCATCAACCCTATTCGCAGGGTACTTGGCAACCTCTTCCAAGAATGTTGTGTACAGAGGGCCGGACTGCTCGACAAACTGCTGCCTGGTCTCGGCTGGCCAGCACGAACTGCACGTCCGGCCAAGCTGAGTAGCCAACGAGTGCTCCATCGCCTCAACGCCCGCCGGTGGGTAGGCCCAATCGGCAAACTTCTTCACAGGCAGACCGAGTTTCTCAACGACCTCAAGGAACTTGGAAGGCAAGCGCTTCAACGCCTTCTTACGACTCCGGTTAGAAACCCCGGTAGCGAAAAGGCGCGCCAAGTCTGAGCGATCCACGCCCTTCATGGTCCTCTCGTGCTCTGCTGCGACGGCTCCGGCCGCACTCATGTACTCACGGTACCTGTCGAAATTCGGGGAGTTGAGCATGGCATGATAACACGCATTGCTCGCCTCGCCGAGGCTCTCTACGCTGCAATCCATCCACTTTGGGTTGAACGCAGCGCCAATCCCGCTGCCAATCACGGCTCCCGCGAACGCCGTGGTGCCAAGAAAAGCACCAATGCCGCCCGTCTTCTTTGCGCTTACTCTCTTGAAGCCAATCGGAGGGACAGGGTCGTCCTCGGGAACCTTCGAGAAATCCAGCTCGTCAGGCTCCTCGTCCCCAACCGGCTGCTCGGAAAAGGCGCTAGGAAGGTCTGCGGCCTCCGGCGCCGCGGTGACCCGTTCCGACACAGGAAAGAGCTTAGTCGTCGGGACCGACACCCCGTCTGGCGCCTCAAGCCCCGGTGGAGGGACAAATTCGGCATCCACGGCGCTGGCGGGCGGAACAACCGCGCACTCCGCGGTCTCTTTCCCTGCCAGATCGTCGTAGAACCCGAATGTCCCCCCGTGCTTGGAGGCACGTCCGAGCTCCTCCTCCTCTTCCCGGAACTCATGGCGGTCAAACTGGTGATGCTTCGTCGGAGGAGACACCTCAGCCACCATAGGAACGTCAGGAATGAGCCCCAACTTCCGGCGCAGCTGATGAATCTCATGGACACTTGCCATGTAATTCTCCGTTCCACTGCCACCTGCGATGTGCAGGCCAACGATCTTTCGCCCGGCCTCACCAATTGTGTAGACGGGGCTACCGCTGAAGCCTTTCATCGTTGATGCAGAGTGAGGCACCACCCCCATGAACCGTTGCTTCTGGCTGGGCGGGAGAAGATTACCCACCCCCGCCTTGAGAACACCGGTGGGGTCACGCCCGAACACCTCGATCCGGGACATTCCAGTCGCGCTGTAAACCGAAGACTTAACGCTGCGCGTGCCCAGAACGGCCCAATCGGCCGGACTGAGCTCAAACGCGCCAACGTCATCCCCCGTGCAGCGAACAAAGTCCTCCTTAACGAGGTGGCGTTCGACTTTACCGGGATGGTAAAACTTCTTGCCATCCCTAGACAAGGCCAGTTTGTGGTCCCAGGAGTCCGTGATCGCATGCCCAGCCGTAATGAGGAAACACGCCTCGCGGTAACCACCACCCAAATAGTGGTACCCGTCGTCGTGGACAACGTAAATCGACACGTAGTCGTTTGGAACGACGGTGCGAGTTGCGATGGGCTCCGACCCATAGAGGGCCGACTCCGCTATCGCGCCAGTTTCCTCAGGCACAAGGACATAGTCGCT